GCTAGGGTTAGCAATGGCAGCAAGGTAGGCATCGCTTGGAGACAAGAGCCTCTGGGCAACGAACTCAAGGGCAGTAGGCACGATTAGGTACTTAGGCCTATTCCGCTCCCCGAGGATCTCCAAGGACTCACTGTACGCTGTCTGCTGGCGCATAGCAGTGGTGACTGTCTGCAACCCAGTGAGGGACAAGGCCACCGTGTTGGTGTTGCTGTGCCCCGCGACATACAGAGCAGCCGAGTCGTAATCCACGTTGGCGTTGTTAGTCGTCACCATGTTCATTACGAACTTGAACAGCGTCCTGATAGCGGAGCGCGCCATACCCGTCGGGATGCGTCGGATGGCGCCTACCCGATCATTAGCGATGGCCTCGAAGGTGAGATCATCCAACCCACCACGCTTTGCCACCGCGTAACTGATCTCCTCGTCAGTGGGACTGACCAGCATTGGGTAGGTAGCAGTCTCAGCGACTGTTTCTAGATCACCATACCCACCAACACGTGTCCAGTGCCTGGTTTGGAAATCTGGGGCATTCTCAATGTCAGAACAGAGCTGCCGCCAAGCAGCATAAGCAGTATTGGCCCTGTAGGTCTTCATCATCTGAAGGTACAGGACGTCAGCGTAGATCTCGCCCCAAGTAGCGCGGGAGACCGACTCCATGATCTTCTTGTGGTCGACCTGGGAGTCGTACTTGCACCCAAACTCCCGCATGATCTCTTCAGGCTCGACCTCAAAGGAGTCACGTCCGGCCCAACGGCAGTACGCTTCCTTGATAGTCCTGAAGCGGGGGACTTCCTTGCTATCTGCGTCCTTCTGATCGAGATTCTCGAACATCCCAATCAGAGCAAGACGATACTTGTCGTGGGTATCTGAACCCATACTGACGCGGGGAGTTCCGTAAGGCCCACTCATATGAGACTGAAGGAGATGCGCCTCGTATGAAGCGGATTCCTTAATGGCCTCAATGATCTCCTCGTCCCCAAGGTCACGGCGCTCCGCCGTTTCACTGAAAGAAGCGCGCAGACGCTCCTTACCCTTCTCAGATAGTCCCTGGGCTCCGCCTAGCGCTGCCTCGTACCTTGTACGATTGGAGCCCAGGCGCTCCGCTTCCTTCAAGCGAGTAAGTTCTACCGCCTGCTCGTCAGCCTTTTCCTTCATAGGCTTGAAGGCTTCTTGGACAATGGCAGTAACTTGCTCCTTGACTATCTGAGCCAGTTGCTCTGCTGTCATAGCAACTGGGGCTTCTTCCTCTCCGTCCACTCTGGTCCCCCGATCACTAGCAACCAACCTCATAACGCGTCCACCTGCGCTGGGCTTGGTTACTAGGTCAACACTATTCACCTTACTGATGGACTCAACCCAACGGACGGACTTCCCGCCAACATTCTTTGGGCTAGACTTTCCAAGAGCATCAATACTGAACCCTACAAAGTCGGGTTCACCACTTTCCACACTTTCCTTGAGGAGATCTCTTGCCCAAGTAGGAATTACCTTCAGGGTGGCCGTAATTCCTTCAGTCATCCTCCCATTGGGTAGTTTAATTCCCTCTCGGTAAGCAGGTCCACTAAAGCGCCCTATCTTGTCCTTCACTGAGCGCTCAGGTCGAACCCGCTGCTCACTCTCATTGGTGTGGTCAGCGTAGGAGTCCACACCCTCAAAGAGACTTACAGCACCTTTCAGAACTGCAGCATCGTAGTGATGCCTGTTCTTTGAGGTACCAGCCTCAATGAGAAGGACTTCCCACTCCTTACCAGAAGCGTCCTTCGCCTCAAGCAACTGAACAAGAGATCCACCACCTGAGATAGTGATCTTCTGCTCGGGCGGCGTCTCAACCTCACGCAGTGCCAGAAGCTTATCGCAGAGGGCCTTTACCTCGTCGGACGAGGCGCTGTCCTCTTTGAGAGCTGTGACCACAGTCCTCTTTTCGGGGCTAAGCGGCTGCCCAGCCTCAAGAAGAGCTTGCAAGTCTTCTATGGTCGATTCCAATACTCTCACCTCCTCTTATACTGGGCAGGCACGGCGCACCCGAACGCCCTCTGGACATACGGGGTCAGTACGCTAGGTACGAGACGGCCTCTAAGCCCTCTGGGCCCGCCAGGCTATTACCTGGAGATCCCCACGATCTTCTAGAACACTAGTCTCATGCTCCTCAAAACCCGCTTGATCTAGGATATTTGTGAGAGCCATGGGGTCTACGTTCTGGTAGTGTTCATAGACCCTTACGGCGCCCCCGTCGAGTGTGCTATGAGGAGCACGAGGATCGCAAGCGCAAGTAAGAATAAGTACCCCGTTAGCAGGGTCCAAAATCCGTCCGGCAGCTTTAACGATTTCAGGCCACTTAGCAGTATGTTCCAAAACCTCACAACATACTACTGTATCAGGTACAAGTTCAGGTAGATACTCAACAGCATCCGCAAGTCTATCAACACCATCACCTGGAACGATGTCTACGCTAGTATAACTGTGGACACCGTTAAAGAGTTCCCTTACAGACCCATTAACATTGCGCCCACCATACTCTACCACTACCTGCCTAGGCGGGAGCCTATCCAGACAGTCCTTGACGAAGTAGTATGCTTCAGCGTGCATTAGTGTTCATCTTTCAGTAAGGTTCGTTACAATCGTTACAGTCTCCCCTTGCACAGGGCCCATCCCCGGGCGCGGGTTTTTAACTGGTTCCCCCGAAGGCCGCCTGCGTTTCGGCTTAAATGCTCTGCAGGGGCATGGTGCTAAGTGGGATCCATACAAGTTCCCACGGAAGCAGGGTCCACCAGCATCGTGTGAGGACCATTTGTCTCCACACTCGCACATCGTATCCGTGATCCGGTTGAACGATATGCAGGGACACGGGAGGACGCAACGCCCGGAACCCTTGATATGCTGGCGGGCGTAGTGCCCGCAGTACTTACAGGGTTTAGCGACGGGCATTTGCAGGAGCACCCCCGGTTGGGATCGTAGTCGTGTCCACCCCATTCGCGGGCATCCGGGAGTTTAAGCCAGTCAGCCTCGGGCGGGCGGGGGCACCATTTGCATCGAGGGGTAAGACGGGCGGATTAGCAGCAATCCTCTCCTTGAGTGCTTCTAGGTTCACATCTATACCCAGTTGCTCGATGAACATGACCACCACTTCTTGGGCCAGTTCCTGATCTATCAACGACCCTTCAATTGCAGCAAGAACACCAGCAACGATGTTGTTCATCGCCTGTGCTACTACAATCTGGTTTAGTTGTTTGAGATCAGGGAGAGTGACGTGGATAGGCCATTCTCTTGGAGTCTGGGTTCCACGTACTGCAGGGCGCTTCTTAAGCATCCCCTTCATCTCGGCTTGGTCAAGGGCAAAAGAAATGACCTGGAAGATCATGTGCTTGACTAACTTTTGCCGCTGACTAAGGCGGGCGAGGGCGGGAGTCCCAATCTCATGTGCAGTAGCGCGGTTGACATCCATCATCCCGTTCAACCAGGTCTTTGGGAGGCGGGCACCTGTTGAGATGTATGATAGAAGGAGATCTGCCGCACTTGCTGCATCAGCAGCCTTGAGATCAGGGGTTACTGCTTTCCACTCGACCTTTTCGTTGTGGTAGCGTACACTACCTGGTCGAGGTTGCGGGTTCTTCTTCTTGTAGTCTTCTATCTGCTTATCGTTATAGCCTTCCAGTCCTACATCCCATATGAAGGCCTTGAGTAGCAGACCTCGATCAACTTCCCCAAATAGGAGTTGGTCGTAAGCGTCCACCCAGTCGATGAGGGATAGTAGATCTGTACGCCCACGGGTAGCATTGGATACACGGTTGACCGAGTAGTAGAAGCAGGATCCTTCCACCATATGGGACTGGGGTCGCCCCTTTGCATCAATCCATTGGACATAGTCGACTGCAGCACCTGGGTCACCAGTAGGTGACATTGCACCAGAAGGGCCTTGCAGACGTCCGTACCAGTCAGAAGTAGCATCGTCCTCAGGAGCAATGATCTTAAACCATCTCTCTTCCGGAGATCTGTCTTCTTGACGCATGTAGGTGACGACTGCGAGTTGCTTCTCTACGTTGCGAGGGTCAACAAAGATATCCTTGATATCTCCCGGATCTATGTATCCAAGGCGGACATGTCCATTGACTGGGTTGACTTCTACGGGCCAGCACTGTTCCCCGAATAGACCCAGTTCCATCACCTTCATTGGGACCTTGATGTCCATGAGGTTGATTGGGTCTTTCCAAAAGGCGTCGATTACGGCCTGCTGTTCCTTCCGACGCGCTTCTGTTGGGTCTGTGCTAGTTACAGTCATAGAGTCACCCAAGATAAAGTCTCTTGGAGTTTCTACAATGCTTTTACCTAGAGGGTTGGACTCATACAGCAGGTATGCCAGTTCAAGACTGCGCTCCTGCTGCATTGGCGTGAGTTCACGGGTTCCCCTGGATAACCTATTGTAGAAAAGTGACCCACCACCTCCAGGAGAGAGGTAAAGGTCAGGATCGTAGGCACTGCCGGAGGCCGCCTGTTCTCTGAGTGTCTTTACCTCCTCCCGGAGGAGTTCTAGTTCACCCTTACCCGTGGGCTCTTCGGATGCCCCAGAGGCAGACGAGGGTACGGGTTCACTAGTCACAAGCGAGTTCCTCTTTTAGCAGAGATAACGCCTGCG